AAAATTAATGTCAGATGTTGAAACACGAGTTAATGAAAAGCATGAAGATTTAGAGAAAGTAGTTAAAACACTTGAATCTCAGTTAGCTGAGAAATCTGAAGAAATCATGAATATTCGTGAATCAAAAAGAATGTTCACAGACAGAGGTAATGGCAACTGGAAAAAAGACTTCGAAAACGATATTCTTGACGCTAAATTCTTAGGATTAGCAACAGGTAAAGGTTATGATACTCCTTATGGTAAGGGTGTTATGGAGAAAGTCAACGCTATGAGTGGTGTTGGTGTATCTTCAGCAGACTTTGAGCAAGTTGTATCAACAAATATCGAAAGAGATATTCAGAATGAATTAGTGTTAGCCCCTCTATTTAGAGAAATTACTATGACTTCTGCTACTCAAATTATACCAATCATGCCTGATTCAGGTTATGCTGAGTTTACTTCTAACCAAGCTGCTAGTGGTTCATCACCGCATGGTAACTTGTCACAAAGAGGTGACGCATATAACCCTGGTTCTGCAGGTGGTATTGATTTAACAGAAAGAACTCTTTCTACTGTTAAACTGATTTCTCAATCATTCTTAGGTAATGAAACAGAAGAAGATGCAATCATGCCTATCTTACCTCTCATTAGAGAATCAATGGTAAGGTCTCATGCAAGAGCTATTGAAAATGCTATCTTAGCTGGTAACAACTCAGCTAACGGTGTATTCTCATCTGGTTCTTTTGAAGGTTTAATTCAAAAAGCTGCTCAAGATGACAGTTCAGGTACACACGTAACTGCATCTACTGTAGCATTTGCAAGTGAATCTTTAACTGCAGCTAATCTTCTTGATATGAGAAAGAATATGGGTAAATATGGTATTAACCCTGCTGAAGTATTGTACATTGTTAACCAACAAGAGTACTATAACTTACTAAGCGATGCTGAGTTCCAAGATGCTAACCTAGTTGGCGATATGGCTACTAAGCTATCAGGTGAAATCGGACAAGTATTCGGTTCAAGAATTCTCATTTGTGATGAATTTGCAACACCTGCAGTAAGTAAAGTTCACGCTGTAGCAGTATACCCAAGAAACTATGTAATGCCAAGATTAAGAGGCGTAACAATAGAATCTGATTATGAAGTATCAAACCAAAGAAGAGTCCTTGTGGCTTCACAAAGACTTGGTTTCACTGACTTAATTGATGGTGCAACAACCGTTCATGCAAGAACTTACAAATCTAGTTAATAGATAAGCAAGGCCTGAGGGGAGCCTATCCCCTCACTTTTACTATGGCGAATTTAATAACAGTACAAGAATATAAAAATGCAGAAGGGATTCTTAATCAGAAGGACGACCCACGACTAGATATTATTGTACCACAAGTTAGTGATTTAGCCAAAAGATACTGTGGCACTTCATTTATTGACCATTATAGTAGTAGTAAAACAGAGGAGTTTTCAATTCATGACAGCTTTACTAGCACTATAATTGTAAGCGAAAGTCCAATTGTAGCAGTATCAAGTGTACAAGAAAGAACTACATATGCAGATGCATATGAAACACTTTCAACATCAGACTATGAATATTATGTTGATACTAGCGCAGATGCAATAGTTCGAACTGATAATAATGGAAGAAAGAAAGCGTTTCCACAAGGTGTAGCAAGTGTAAAAGTTACTTATACTGCAGGATATAGTGCAACACCTAGTGATTTAAAATTAGCACTTTTTGATTTAGTTACTTACTATCTCAAAGACGAACATAAAGAAAGAAGAACGATAGCGGGCGCAACTTTACAGAATCAAGGTACTTCTGGAGTAAGAGATAATACTGACTTTCCAGACCATATAAAAAGAGTACTTGATTTATATAGAGTAATAATCTAGTGTCAAAACAGTTTAGAGAAAATTTTTTAAAAGAATTAGCCCAGAAAAGAACCGTTAAATATGAAAAAGCTGTAGCACAATTTTTTGATAGAGGAGTTTTAAGAATAGAAAGAAAAAAATGGGTTATAGTATATCAGAACGCATATATTACAGCTCAGACAGCTATGTTTAACAGAGGAGGAATGGTTGGTCCGCCTTCACCGGTAGCCCCAAAAGATTTACCAAATAAAGTTTGGAGAGATTTGTTTGATAATTTAATGGGCACTGGAGGGTTTCCTAAATTACAAGGAAGTAGAACAAGAAATGACTTAGTAACATTTCGTACTGAGATATTTACATATACTTCTAGTATGATAACTTTACCATATACTAGAGGAAGACAAAATGCGAGCAAAAAAGACCCAATAGGAGTACCCTATAAAGGTAATCTTGAAGCAAGAGCTAAAGATGATTTAATCTCTTTTATGCTTAAATTTGTAGGCACTTCTAAGTTTATAAAACCCGCTATAAAAAGTCTTACAACTGCAACTGAGACAGAATATGAACATGGAGCAACAGGAGAACAAGACTTTCTTCAAGGTGCTTCTAGTAATATTAGACCTGAAGATTTAGTTAGAAGAACGGCTCTTGACGGCAAGCCTATTGAAGGTTCAGTGTCTAATGCAAAAGGAGCTCAAGGAGTAGTAACTGACCAAAGAATTGCTAACTTTTTAATAGAAGCATGTAAAGAAGGGTATGCAAAAGAAAATTGGTTTGATAGTGCTTTTGAATCTATTTTTGTAAAGTGGCAAGATATGTTTGGTTATGATACAGAATTAGACCAAGACGATAAAGCAAACTCTGTAAAATCAACAGTATCATTTAAAGGAGCAGCAGTTCCCATACTTTCCAAGATTAATCCTGGAAAAGTAGACACAGAACTACTTAAAGAGTTTAGAAGATTTTTAGAAAGCAAAGAGTTTTTTAGAGCAGAAACTATGCGATTAAATAGCATGATTGATGCTAAAACTGCAGACCAAATGTTTGCAGATAGTCCTCCCCCAAGTAAAAGAATGGAGGAAGCAGCTATTAAGTTAGCAGCAACAAATGTACTTGAAAATATACAAGATAGAGTTATAAGAAAAAGAAAAAAAGTAGGAAAACCAAAAAATAGTAAAAAGAAAGGAAGTTCCACAAAAGCAAGACTACGAAGTGCTGCAAGAAGTAAAGTAAGTACAAAAAGAGCAACTGTTAGTAAAAAAAGAGGAAGACCAACAAAACAAGCACAAGCAATAGGTGGAAATGTTTTAGCATTAAAAGAATTAATTAATAAAATTCTTCCTGATGCAATACTAGCAAAAATGCAATCTCCTGCACTTGTAAATAGAACAGGAAGATTTAGAAGGTCAGCAGAAGTAACAAATGCAATGATTGGACCAAGAGGAGGAGTTCAAATAGACTATACATATCAAAGAAATCCATATGAAGTCTTTGAACCAGGAAGTGGAAGTCCTCTTGCTAATCAATATCGTGACCCTCGTAAAATAATCGGAGGAACGGTTAGAGAAATTGCACAGTCAATCATGGGGAAAAAATTTGTAAGAGTTAGGAGAGTATAATGGCAAATAGAGATTTTACAACACGAAGAAGTGCTATTTGTAATGCTTACGTAGAAAAATTACTCGAAGTAGATGGAACAGGAAAATTTAGAACAGTAATAGCAAGTGCAGAACCAAGACTAAAGTTTTGGGACGAAGTAACAGATTTTCCAGCAGTTCATGTAAACTCTGGAAGTGAAACAAGAGAATATCTTGGACAGGGAGATAAATTTAGATTTTTAGCTCTTACTTTTCGTTGCTACGTAAACGAAGACGATGCAGTAAAAGCACTAGAAGAATTAATGGAAGATGTAGAAACCGTAATAGAAGATAATAATCCATTATTTTATACAACAGGATTAGGAGTTTCTACAACAACAATACAAACAACGATAAACTCTATCGACACAGACGAAGGAGTTATGGAACCATTTGGAATTGGTGAGATATTATGCACCGTCCAATATTAACGAAAACGGCAAAGCAGAGAAAACTCTTGCTAATCCTTTTCAAAGCAAAATAGGAGAATGTAATGGCAGATACATTTTATTATAGTCGAGATACGAAAGTTCATCTTACTACAACTTCTGGAGCAATCTATAAGATACCAGTGCTAGATGGATTTAGTTTTTCTCAGGCGACAAATACTTCAGAGGTTACTCTGAACGAAATGGCAACCTCAGCGGGAGTTAGCAGAAGAGCTAGACAAATGTTTACTGATTCATATGCTCCAGCAGAATGGTCAATGTCAACTTATATTAGACCTTTTAAATCGGGTGGTGCAGGCTCAGGTGGAGAACACGCAGCAGCAGAGCATCATGCAGTTGAAGAGGCTTTATGGAATGCATTAGCAGCAGGAGCAGCACCTGGACAATCAGGAGATGCTTTAACACCGGGCGGCTCAAATATGACCTTGAATTTTAGTAATTCAAATAAAGTAGCATTAGATACTTTCACATTAGAATTTGAACTAGGTAGTGGAAAATCAAATCCAACTATTTATAAGATTACAGATTGTGTAGTAAATGAAGTTAGTGTTGATTTTGACATTGATGGTATTGCTACTGCAAACTGGTCAGGATTTGGTTCAATCATTACTGAAGAAAGTTCAATGTCTACAGCTACTATCTATGAAGGTACAGCAGCTGCAGATACAAATAACTTTATCAGAAATAGATTAACAGATTTAACAGTCTCAGCTACCGCTGCAGGCGATATTGTTACTGCATATACTTTAACACTTACAGGTGGAAATGTAACTATAAGTAATAATATGACTTATTTAACACCAGAGACATTAGGTATAATTAATCAGCCTTTAGGCCACGTTACAGGAACTCGTTCAGTAACAGGTAGTTTTACTTGTTATCTTAACACTCCTGCTAGTGGAGCTTCAAGTGCAGATTTATTTGAAGACATCATTGAATCTACAGGTGTTGTAACAAATGACTTTGATTTAACATTTGTTATTGGTGGAACTGGTAATTCACCAACACTTACAATGAACTTAGATACTTGTCATCTTGAAGTGCCAACACACTCAATAGACGACATAGTTAGCTTGGAAACAACTTTCCATGCATTACCAACATCAGTTGATGCAACAGACGAAATAGATATGATTTTCCTTGGGCCAACTGTAACATAAATAATTTAACGAGGGAGAGGCAACTCTCCC